GCATAAAACAAAACCAATGGTACATGAAGTTCACAAGACAGTTAATCACAGTTGTGTAAGGATTTCCAGAAGGATTTCCATGTCTAGTCAAATGGACCATATTGTACGTTAGATGGAATGTTTCCACCATTTCTTCCCAGAGAGTTTCAATAACTGCTCTTACTTCGTCATCTTCGGGGTCAATTACTCCTAGAACAACTTTTCCAGCGGCTCTCATGAAATCGGCACGTAGTCTGCCGTCAAACTGACCGAAATCAGCATCATTCATTTCTAGTCCACTAGCTTGTAAAGCGTAGACTAGTTGAGACCACTCAGCAGAGCAAGGATCAATACCTACTGCGTGAGGTAATTTAATCCTGCATTTTTGCCACTGATTTTTAAAAGGTTCTAGGTATTTTCTCATCAAGAAAACAGACTCAAAAGGAGCTGTTACGAATAATCTAGTCTTACCAATTGCTACTTTATCTCTATCTCTCGTTTCATCTTTGAGACAGTTTTTCCACAGCGAGAGTGTTCGTACTCTTTGTTTGGCAAGTTTCTCTTTTCGGTTTATAGCTTCCACTAGAACACGTCCGTGTTCTGTATCGAGATTAAAATTATATCTCTTTTGATCACATTCTCCACGTGTTATGGTGAGAAAAGCTCCTTTCTTCTTTCCGTCAGTTTTGCCAACTCTAGTCCAAGGTTCTCCAGAAGATGTTCTCATATCTAGAGATTTAGATTGAGGATCTAACATCAAACCGGAAAGAGCGTCTTCATCGGAAAGAGGAGTGTAATCACAATTACCCATAACATGTTTCATTTGATCAATCATTTGAGGAACCATAATGTCTAATTTTTCTTTTACATCATCCACAACTGTTGGGAAGTCTTCGTACTTCTTTAGTTGGGTAAGGATCATATCAGGATTACCGTTAGCATCTTTAGCCAATTTGGAAGGGTCAATAACCTGATCAATTGTCAAAGCAGAGGGAACTTTAGTTACAGGAAATGTTCCATAGAAAGGATGTTTTATAAGATTGGTATTCTTAGCAGGATATGCATTGTAGGAAGTCTGTCCTACATACTCAATTTCTTCAACAGATGGAATTCTAGGTTTTTCTAATTTCAAAGGACACAAGTTCATGTCATCAATAACAGGGAAAGTTGTGTCAATTTGAAGTTCAGCGTCTCCATCGAAGTCGATTTTCATCTCTTCTTCTTCATCGGAACTTAATTCTTCAACTGCGTCTTCGTACACAGTCTTTTCAGGAACATATCCAAGAGCAAGCAAACGTTCTGTAGTTACTAGGGTTGAGTACGCATTCCATTTAGAACCTAGAATATGGATACCAATCCATTTGTGTTTCAAAGTCGGGGAACATAAAATAGTTGGAGCACCGCAATCACCACTAACTGTGGGAATAGAAGAGGCAGTTACTCCATTTACAGCTAAAATTTCATCAAACTTACCTGCAGCAAATTCCTTATTATACTGCAATGCTACGTTTCCGACCCAACCATATTCATCGCTGGGCAGGAATGTCATACTTACACTATGACCACTTACATGTCTAATTAATTCTTCTCTATTAGGTACATACTTAAAAGGAGCTTGAGCATAACATAAACTAGGATTATTAAATCTCCATAAAGAAAGATCCCAATCGGGTCTAGTGTTAACTAATTCTAAATCTACCCACGTTGACTTATGTAATAAAGCTTTACAAGAAGGGCCAATATGAGATGGGGTAAGAACCCATTGTCCATGAACTATACCATGGAGTTTTCCTTTGCTATTTCGTACAGGAACAATGTGGTTTACCATCTTCTTAACTATATCTTTAGCAGCACGATCAACGGACATTTGAGGACGAGGTTGCTGAGTAGCACGAATAAGACTAAATAAGAAACTTAAACTAAGAGGTTTATCTACACGCTTCATTACTATTGGACATTTTTCATTGAGCTGATCCCAATAGGCATATATACATAGGTTTTCATCAAGAAATTCATAATATACTAAAATAGGAACATCAAAATATCCAGCTGTTCTGGACAACAATTGACCTGTTGGAAGGGAGAAATTATCAAAAGCAACAATATGTTTAGGATTAATCAATTTTAAACATTCTAATTCACACTGAGTTTTAGTAATAGTTTTACTATTAGTTAACACAACCAATCCTTTACAATGGTCACTTTGAGTCTGCGGTTCAGGAGTATTTGAATAAATAGGTTTTTCAAATTGGTGTATTTGGGAAACAACTTCATCATCCAGAGTTTCAGTTAAAGGCATCAAGTGAGCTACAAGTTTTTGTATAGCTTTAGATCTAGGAGACACTTGATTCTTTTCACTAAGCGGCATTTCTGAGAAAGTTTTCTCATGATGTTTTGGGCGGAAAATGCAATCCCATCCAAAAGATCTGTCACCTCTAGGAGATTCAATATAACCTTTTGTTTCACCAGTAAACAAGTGAACTTTGTCATCTTCATTAGAGCAGTAAGCATATATACAAGTAGCTGTCGCTCTGTTGTCTTTACCTTTCAAACTTTCATAAAGACCATCAACGCCTAAAGATCCCATAACTGATTTAATATAAGGACCAGGATAACACCTAGGTTCGTAAACTTTAAATGACAAACTCACATCTTCAATAATCACTGGACCATTCACTTGTCGAGCGGCCTCTTTGCACTTAGCTATACACACTTCTTCAGGAGATCCCTGAATTTCAGTCAGGTCTACATTGAAACGATGCACAGGAATAGGACAATTATATAAAGATATAAATTCTTCATATTTCTTTGAATTACCAGTTATTAAAGTAATTTCTTTTACACGGGCAATTCTGCCTTCTCTCACAACTTTTCTACGTCTGGTAGATGTTGAGGAATCACCTTCTCTAACTACGCGTTTTCTTCTTGTTGAAGTAGAAGAATCACCTTCAAAGCCAAAACTATCACGTTTCCATTCGTTATACTTAGTCTGGCAGGGTGTTAATTTAGGTCTTTCAGAACTAATCAAAAATTCCTTAGGCAATAAATGAGAACTTAATAGTCTAGTTTTCTCTAATCTATCTACATTGAATTCCATAACATAAGGATTATAATTATCTAAATTCCTAATAGCAAAAGAATCAAAATGTTCAATAATTGTTTTCTTAGATTTAGCACATGTAGGACAAATAACATCAAACGAACAACCACATGATTTAGATTCTTGGGAAGCTTGATAAATATCTAAATGTTCGTTAATAAGAAATTCTTCAAAGAATCCTCTATATCTTTCATCAACCTCAAGATCATAAACATGAACACATTTTTGACATTTGCCATAACAACTACAAATAGTTTTAAGATGAGCAGTGCATAGTTTTTCTTAATTTTGACACTCTATTGTATGAGTAGAATAAATATATCCTGCTTGACATTTAGTATTACTATAAT